GCCTTCGGTGCCGGCGACGCTGAAGTGCATCGGCTCGGTCGTCACGCGCCCCTTCGTCTTCTTCACGACCGGCAGCCGGTTGACGACATCGCGGAAGGCGGAATCGTAGAGGCTGCGCAAGCCCTGAGCGCCGTCGACCTGGCCCTCGCCCTCGAGGGTGTTCGTCGCCTGGGCGAGCAGCTTGTCGGCGATCTCCTTGCTGATGATGCTGTCGAGCGACTGGCCGACCCACTGCTGCGCGCGTGAGCTCGCGCCATACGCGATGACCTGCCGGTTGCTGTCGACGAAGAAGTAGATCTGCTCGCCGTAGCGATCTTTCGGCGTGATGACGAGATGCGTGTGCGCCTCGGGCGGCACGACGTCCGCGACGGCCCGGTGCTCTTCGGCCGGCGTCGACTCGATCTGCTTCACGACCTGCTCGATGCTCGGGTAGCGATCGATCTGCTGCTGGCCGGTCGTCCAGGCGACGCGCTCGGCGCCGGTCTCGGCGGCGTGTCGCAGCGCCCACTTGAAGGCGAGCTCGCGCCAGTTGTCTTGATAGAGCTGCGGCATCTTCTGGAAGTTGCCGCTCAGCTTCGTCGGCGGCTGCACTTCCTCGAGGAAAAGCACGGGCCGGCCGTCGGGCGTCATGCGGCGCGTGAGCCGGATCCGCACGTAGGGATTTTTGATGCCCTCATAGCCCGAGTGCCCGTCGCGCCACGTCGGGCCGGCGTTGAGCGTCCGCTGCTCGTTGTCGGTGAGCTCGTCCCACGGCTTGCCGAAGACGCGCTGCGCGGCCTGGTCGCCGGTCTCGAGCGGGCGCATGCGGCCCTTCAGCTCGGGCACTGTGAGGAAGATCTCGCGATACGTGCCAGGCAGCGCGCCGCTCAGCGTGTAGGTCTTGTAGTGCGTGCGGCCGGCGATCACTTCCTGCGGATCGGGCGTCGGCTCGTCTTCGTCGCGATCCGGCTCGGGCGGCGGGTTGTCCTCGAGCTCCTGCTGCCGTCGCTCGCGGGCGGCGGCCTCGAGCTCGTCGCGGGCCTCGCGCTCGTAGTCGCCATAGTCGACGTTCTGCTCGGCCTGCTCGCGCATCGTCTCGTAGTAAGGCTCGAGGTCGATGTCGCGCAGATGCCGGCGCGCGGCCTCTTCGGCTTCTTCTTCGGTGTCGAAGCTGTCGCTGTCTTCGATGGCTTCCGTGCCAGGGCGATCCTCGACGCCGTAGGCGTGCCGCTCGCCCCGGCGCGGCCGGCGCGGCCGATAGCCGCCTTCGAGGGCGGGGTAGTAGATCGTGCGCGTGACGGTCTCATACATGAGATCGCCGAAGACGTCGACGGTCTGCTCGCCGTTGGGCTCGAGCACGGGCACTTCTTCTTCGACTTCATCCTCGACGAAGGTCGGCGTGCCGAGGATGTAGTCCATGTCGAGATCGCCCTCGGCCTCGTTGACCGCCTCGTCGTAGAGCTCCTGGGCGCGGTCGCGCAGCTCGTCTTCGTCGATCTCGATCTCTTCGTCGTCCTCGATGTCGCCCGGCCGATACACGCTGTTGCCTTCGCGGTCGGCGAGCACGGTCGTCACTTCGCGCGGCGTGTTGGCGGTCAGGAAGTCGAGCACTTCTTGCTTGGTGTATTTCGTGCCGTCCTCGAGCATGCCGACGTCGACGTAAGCAAACTCGTCTTTGCTGATGCCGGTCTTGCTCCCGAGGATGATGCTCTTCCAATTCGAGCCCGAGGCGCTCTCGGCCTTCGCGGCCTCGACGGCTCGGTTGAGGCGCGAGTAGAGCGGCGGCGCCGGCGGCTCGCGCTTCGCGAGGGCCTGCTGCTCGCCAGGCACGTCATCCTTCTGGTAGAGCTCGCGCACGCCGGCCGTCGGGTCGCGATACATCGACTCGCGGATCGTCGGATCGATATTGGCGCCGGCGTTCTCGACGAAGCCGAAGCGTTTGTAGAACTCGATCAGCCGCTCGCGCGAGGTCGTGCCCCAGGTCTCGTTGCGCTCGCTCGGCGACAGGATGATGCGCGTGCCCTCGCGGTCGGCCAGGCGCGTGAGCTCGAGCATGATGTCGCTGCCGAGGCCGGCGCGCCGCGCGCCCCGGTCGACCATCAGCATGCCGAGCTGGATGTCGCCGGCGAGCGTGAGCAGCACGGAGAAGTGCTCGAGGTCGGGCCCGACGCGCGCCTGCAGGTCTTTCGCCCAGGTCTGCAGGGCCTCGTCGGTGAGCGGCTCCCGACGGTCGGGAACGGGCCCAGGCGGCGTCGTGCTGCCGGCCTCGCCCGGCCCGTCGGCGGTCAGGGCCTCGCTCGTCCGATCCGGGTCGGTGATGGCGTCGAAGAGCCGCTGGTTGTAGCCCTCGAGGTTGAAGCTCGTGTCGTGCGGTGCGCCCGGCGCCAGGATGTCGGCCTCGCCGCGCGCCCCGGTCAGCGTCTCGGGCTTGAGCAGGTCGACGGTCGACCGGGCCTCGAGGGCCCGCCGGCGCAGCTCGTCGCCGTTCAGGCGTTCGCCCGTGGCCGCCGGCGTCTCGGGCACGTCGATCTGCAGTTGCCGCAGGGTCTCGGCGCTCACGGTCGAGCCGTCCCGTGGGCCGCCGACGATGTTGTAGAGCGGGCCGCTCTCGCCATGCCCCAGGAAGACGGCCGATTCTTCGACGCGCCCGCGCGTGGCGGTGAGGGCCGCCGCCCGGCGCTCGCTGGCGATCTGGTCGATGTTCGGGATCTCGGCCCGCATGGCCGCCGCCCGCTCGGCCGTCGAGCCCTCGAGCGGCAGGTTGCGGCGCTCGATGCCTGTCGGTGACGCGCCCGTGACCGCCCTGCGCTCTTCGGCCAGGCCGGCCAGCGGCCCTGCCTGTTGCGGCGGCGCGTTCCTGGCGAGCTGCGAGAGGGCATCCTCGGGCTGTTGCGGCGTCGGCTCCTGCTTGAAGGTGCGCTCGCCGGCCTGCGCGGCGGCCGGCGCGTGCTCGCGGGTGATGCTGAGCCCGTATTGCTGGTAGAGCGTCTCGGGGCTGACGCCGGCCCGCTGCGCCAGGTTGGTGAAGGCCGCCTCGTAGAGGTCGGCATAGTGCTGCGCCTGCTTGGCCGGCACGCCGGCGCCCGTGAGCTGCGCGAGCATCGCGCCGTGCACCGTGCTCTGCGGCGGCGCCTCGAGGGCCTTCGCGTCCTGGCTCGCGACCAGCTTGCGGAAGGCGTCGGCCTCGAGCCGGTTCATGTCATCCGGGCTCAGTAGCCGCAACTCGTTCTGCAGCACGGCGTTGTGCTCGGTGCGCGCGAGCGTCGTCGCGTAGGCCGCTGTCGGGATCTGCAGGTCCGAGCCCTCGCGCTCGGCGCGGGCCAGGGCATCCGGGTCGCCCGTCAGCTTCGTCGCCATCTCGACCGGATCGACGCCCTTGCTCTGCCAGTATTCGCGCCAGCCGACCTGGCCGATCGCGGGGTTGCTCTCGACCGGCGCGTAGACGTGCTCGATCGGGCCGTCCTTCGTCGCCTCGGTCAGAAACTCCTGCATCGCGTCGGGCAGCCGGGCGGCCGTCTTGCTCTGCCCCATCAGGCCGCCGAGCGTCTGGAAGAAGGCGGTCGCGCGGTCGGCCTGCTTGACGCGGGCGACGTCGTGCAGGAACGAGAGCGACGGCCCGACGGCCGAGGCGATCGCGAACGTGAGGGCGCCTTCCTTCGCGGCCGTGCCGAGCTCGCGCACGGTCTCGCCGGGCGTGATGCTCTCGAAGGGTTGGCCGCTGGCGTTCTTCGCGATCTCCACGCCCAGGATCTCGGCCGCTTTCATGCCGACCATGACCGCCGTGCCCTCGCCCAGGCCCTTCGCGTAGTCCTTCGAGGCCTGCAGCAGCGCGCCGCGCACGGTCGGCGAGCGCAGGGCGACGCCGACGGCATCCTTCGTGATCGCGTCGGCGGCGAACTTCGCGCCGGCGGCTTCGAGGCTGCCCGTGATGATCTTGCCGCCGACGACCATGAGCCCGGCGTTGGCCGTGCCGATCGCAAACGCTGCCATCTTCGCGACTTGCGGGTCGAGCGGCTGCCCGGTCTCGTCCTTCATCGCGATGAGTGAGTCGTAGGCCTGGGCCGTGCTGGTCTGCCAGGCCATCTTCGCGAGCCCGTAGGCGCTGCCGTAGCGCAGGCCCGCCTTCCCGCCCGCGATGGCGCCGGCGATCGTGCCCTCGGGCCCGACGAGCGTGCCAGCCAGGCCGCCGGCGACGACGCCGGCCGCGCCGCCCGCGAGCCCGTAGACCGGCACCGTCGAGCCGAGCTGCGTCGTGAACTGGGTGAAACCGGTCAGCGCCTTCTTGAACCAGGAATCGCCGACGCCGAGCGCGCCGTCGCGCGTCATGTGGATCTTGTAGCTCGCCATCAGGTCTTGCTCGTCCTGGGTGAGCGGCGCGTAGAGCGACTTTGTGCGGAGCGCGCCGTAGCCCTGGGCGTTGAGGGTCTGGGCGATCGCCCGGCTCGGCATCTTCACGAGCCACTCGAGCGCGCCCATGTTCTCCATGTCGTCGTGCAGCACGGCGGCGTGCTGCGGGCTCTTGGCCGCGAACTCGGCGAGCGTCGGCGTCTGGTCGACGATGAGCTGGTAGGGGTGCGCGTGGCTCGTCGCGTTCTTCAGGATCTCGTCGTAGTTGCGGTCGACGACCTCGGGCGGCAGGCCGGTCTGCTTTGCCAGGTCGAGGATCGCGGCGGCGCGATCGGGCGACGTGTCGGCGCCTTGCACCTGGGCGGCGCGCAGCTTGAGGTTGGGCGTCTCGTCCTGCTGCCGCAGCGTCTCGTCGTAGATGCTCGGCTTGTCGGCCGGCGGCGGCGAGCTGCGCTGCTGCCGATGCTGCTCGTCGTCTTGCGCGTCGAGCGTCGCGTCGTAAGGGCTGCTGGTCTCAAACATCTACTTCGCCGCTGCCGCCTGGGCGGCGCGCTCGGCCTCGAGGCGCTGCAGCGTGTCGACGTAGAGGTCGACGATGGTCTGGTCGCTGATCGGTCGGTGCTTCTTCGTCAGCGACTTCTTCAGCTCGGGCACTTCGGCCGCCGGCACATCGTTGATGGTCAGGTCGATCAGCCGCTTGTTGCTGCCGCGCACCCCTGAGAGCGGCACGCCGCTGCCCGGCCAGAGCGCGCGGAAGGATCCCTTCGTCTCCTTCGTCTGCGTGAGCAGATAGTCGAGGGTCTTCTGGATGTCGGTGTTGTCGGGCTTGCTGCCCTTGACCGTGCTGAGCGCGAGCAGCCGCTCGTCGGCCATCCGGCGCAGTTGCGCGACGGCCTGCTTCTGCTGCGGCGACTGCTTCGAGGGCTCGGTCTCGAAGCCGTAGCGGGTGAGCTCGTCGTTGAGGATCTGCTCTTTCGTGCGGAACTCGAGCAGGTCGGGGTGCGGCGGCTTCTTGTCGCGGATCGACGACTGGATGTCGACGAGCTGCTTGAACTCGCTGTCCGCGAGCTTGCCGCGCATCAGCAGCAGGTTTTCTTTCGCGAAGGCCTGCGGGTCATCGTCGGCCCGGCCCTTCGCTGCGTAGTAGGCCGTCCAGTCGGTCGCCGGCTGCACGCCGCGCTGAATCGCCTCGCTGTAGGCCATGAGCGCGCGACGCTTCGGATCGTCGAAGCTCGCCCAGGTCGTCGGCGGGATCACGTGCAAGTCGCCGTGACTGGCGTCGAGCTGGTTCAGCGAGAGCTTCATCGCTTGCTCGTCGGTCTCGAGCTGCCCTTGCTTGTTCTGGGCGAAGCGGTGCTCGATGCGCTGCTCGACCTGATCGCGCAGCTTCGGGTCGGTGATGGCGCGGGCCTGCTCGAGCGCCTGGTTGAGCGTCGGCGGTTCCGGCGCTTCGGGCGTCGTGCGCGCGACTTCGGGGTTGGCCTTCACGTCCTGCTCGCCGACCTGGGCCCAGACCGATTTGCCGGCGGTCAGGCGCTCCCGCGCGTGGGCGATCGCCTTCGCGATGACCGACGTCGGCGGCTGCTCGCCCGGCTTCAGCGCGAGCATCTGCTGCGTCTCGGCCGCCGTGAGCCCCGGCACGAGGCTCGGGATCTCCATTTCCTTCCCGTCGATCTCGACGCCGATCGAGAGCTCGCTCGAGAAGCCGCCGCCCGGCCGCTTCAGCGCGCCGAAGTAGCCCTGGCCCTTTGCCTCGCCGCTGGCGCGCACGCCGTAGGTGCCGGCCATGATCGTGTCACTGATCTGCTGCGACTGCTTCCGTAGCTTGCCCTCTTCGAGCCCCTTCACCAGGCGCGGGATCTGGTCGCCGTTGATCTCGCCCTTCTTCGTGGCAGCGTCGAAGTAGCTCTGCGCGTCCTCGTCGTGCTCGCTCGCGAGCAGTTGCTCGATGACGCCGACGTGCGTCTTGCTCTTCGCGTCGCCGATCGTTTTCTTGATTTCCTCGGGCCCGAGCCCCAGGTGCGCGCCGTGAATCTGGATCGCGGTCGCCTGCCGGTCGATCTCGATGGCGACCTGATGCGGATCGGTCGCGTTCTGGATCGCGGTGTTCTGACTGTTCTCGACGGTCGCGCCGAGCTCCTGCGTCTCGTAGCGCGACATCTCGCCGGTCACGTGCCGGCGCATGCGCAGGTCGAGCTCCTGGGCGCGCTGCGCGCGGCTCTTCTCGAAGGCGATCCGCTGGTCGTTGTTGCTGAGGGTGCCGGCGATCTCGTCGGCCTTCAGGTTGAACTCGCCGCCGACCGACTCGGGCAGCCCGAAGGAATCCTTCCCGCGCACGCTGTAGGCCTCGGCCTCGCGTTGGTTCTGCCACATGCCGAGCTGCGTGTCGGCGCTGAGAAAGGCGAGCTGGTTGGCCTGCTTGACCGCCTCGTCGCGCATCGTCTGGGCTTGGCTCGAGACCTTGAGCGCCTGCGTGCCGATGCCCTCGATCGCCTGGGCGCGCGACTCGTCGGCCTGGGCGACCGCGAGCCCTTCCGACTGCGGCGTCTCGGCGGCCGTCTTCCGCACGCCCGGCAGGGCGGCGGTCGCGACCTTCTGCTGCCCGTAGGTCTGGACTGTTGGCATGGGGGATTATCCGACGAGCGTGCCCTTCGGCAGGCTGCGCGACGGCAGGCCGCCGCCGCCGGTGATGTTGCCGGCGAAGGGGCTCGCGTCGACGGCGCTCGCCCGCGAGGTCGGCGCGGCGTCTTTGAAGCCGTAGCGTTGCATCAGCAGCGAGCCGGTGCCGCTGGCGATCGTGCCGGCCGCTTGCCAGTTCGCCGTCGTCGCGGCTTCCTCACCGGCCTGCAGCGCATACGCGCCGCCCTTCCGCGTGATCTCGGCGCGCGTCCGCAGGTCGGCCGCTTCGACCGAGTAGCCCCAGGCCTCGCGCATCGCGTTCGTGCGCAGGGTGAGCGCGTCGAGCTCGCCGAGCCGCGCCGTGTCGGCCTGCACGTCGACCGTGCTGCCGTAGTTCACGTCGACGTTGCCCGACGCCTGGCCGGCGCGCTGCGTGCCGATCAGGCCCTTGACCTGCGTGCGGAAGCGGCTCTCTTGCTCGGCGCCGCGCTCGATCGCATCCTTCGCCTGCAGGTCGGCGACGCCGGCGTTGAACTCCGAGAGCTGCGCCTCGCTCTCGGCGGCGGCAGCCTGGGCCTCGCCGGCGCTCTTCGCCGCCTGGCCGGCCTTGTGCTGCCCGTAGGCCTGCAGCCCGAAGCCGCCGATCGCCGTGCCGATCGCGAGCGCGGTCAGCGCAGCCATCTCAGCCCTCAGCCTTGTCGTAGAGCGACGTCGCCGCTTTGCCGGCCGGCGCCTCTTCGAGGCAGCAGTCGGTGATCTGCAGGCTGACGTTGCTCATGTCGCCGCCGTTCTTCGACTTGTTGCTGCTGATGCTGGTCACTTCCACCTTCGCGATCAGCAGCTTCGTGTCGCCGATCTCGAGGTCGTCGGCTTCGAGCCCGAGCTTCTCGAGCGCGTCTTCGTCGAGCGAGATCGACAGGCCATACGGATACATCGGGGCATCGGCCGCGATGCTGGCCGGCTCGCTCTTCTCTTCGACGCTCGAGCGGTCGACCTTCATGTTGACGAGCTTTGCCATCGGTCAGGCTCCTTATCGGGCGGTCGCGTTGATCGTGTAGGTCGCGCCGGTCGGGCCGCCGGCGATCAGCGTGACCTTCTCGCGCACGCGCAGCAAGTTGCCGAAGGGCCCGTGCCGCACGCTGCCGGCCGCGAGGGCTTCCTGCTGCGGCGCGCCGCCTTCGGTGATCGCCACGAGCGCCGCTGCGGCGGCCTGGGTTGCCGGCGCGATGCTGCCCGCGATGATGAACTTCTGCGACGAGAGCGCGGCGCCGAAGACGAAGAGGTTGCTCGACACGAGATCATCCCAGGTCACGCCGCCGTCGGTCGAATCCTGAATGAAGATCTGCACGCTGCCGGTCGCGAGGCCGGCGGCGGTGAAGTTGAGCAGGAAGACGAGATTTTCGTATTTGTCATCGCCGACGGGGATGTTGGCGTTTTTCGTGATCGTCCCGTTGACGATCTGCGCGACGGTCGGCGTCTGAATCACGATCTGCGGCACGGGGCTACCCTCCTAGCTCGGCGTTGGGAATGAGGGCGAGGATCGTCAGCGGCAGCGGCTTGGTCTGCCGGATGAAGATGCGCCCGTAAGGTGAGAAGGTGGTCGGCACGTTCACTTCGTATTGCCCGGTCTGGTTGCGCACGGCCGACTTCCAGGGCTCACTCGTCGGATCGTAAGCGACGAGCTGCGTGCTGTCAGGGCCGGCCGAGAAATACGGCGCGCTCTGGTCGATCAGCAGCGTGACGTTGTGCACGGCCTTCTGCTTGTCGCGCACCGGCTGCCCGGCGAGGTCGAGGTCGAGCGATTCGATCTCGGCGAAGCGAATCGGCAGCCCGATGTGCACGTTTGACCAGAGTGTCGGCGGCACCGTGGCCGGCGGCGTGATGACGCCGCCCGTGACCGTGAAGGCTGCCGCCTGGGCGCCCGCCGGATCGCCGTCGTAGACGACCGCGCCGTCGCCGAGCATCGCGACGATGCGCCCCTCGAGATGCCCCAGGCCCGCGAACGAGCTCGCCGGCGCGCCGCTGTAGCTCAGCCCGGCGTCGACGAAGAAGCTGTCGGCGTCGAAGAAGCCGGGCCGGATGACGCGCGACGCGAGCGATTCGATGTAGCGCACCGTGACGCCGCCGACCGTGCGGCTCACGAGGAAGTAAGCGACGTCGCGGCTGCCCTCGGGCACGACACAGACATCCTCGAAGAGCCCGTCGGTATCGTGCCGATGCCAGGCGAGCACTTGCTGCTCTCGGATGTAGGTCAGCCCGAGCAGCACGCCGTCGCTGCGCACGCCCCACACGATCGAGTCGGGCACCTGCGCGTAGTCGGTCGCGACGATGGTCTGCCCCTCGAAGAGATGCGTCGAGAAGATCGTGAGGTCCGCGCCGGCGAGGCCGAGGGCGACGCTTTGGTCGAAGGCGATCTCGCGCACGAGGTTGCCGCGCGCCTGGACGTAGACGATCGAGTTGCCGATCGCGACCGGCCGGCAGATCGTGCTGACGCCGTTGTAGGTCTCCTGCCGCGCGTTGACCGAGCTCGGCGTGATCGGTGTGTCGGTCCCGCCGCCGCCCGTGAAGCTCCACTCGCCGCCGTCGGTCAGCAGGATCAGCCCGGCCTTCAGACCGACCATCCAGCGGATCGGGTGATGGTTGTTGCCGGCCAGGCGGAAGCGCAGCGCGTCGTCGTCCTGCAGCGGCGTCGACGTGCCGAAGTTGCTTGGAAAGCCGGTCTTGCTGCCGTCGAGGCGATCAGGCTCGAGGAAGCTGTCGGCGAAGTAGCGGCGCTGCTGGTAGTTGGCCGCGCAGCTCGGGCGCTCGTTCACGTTCTGGAAGAGGTTGACCGCCGAGGGCGGCTGCGCGTTGAAGTCGGGCGGCGTGCCCGTGTCGTTGAACGTGGCCGCGCTCGTGTTGCCGATGAAGCCGAAGATGCCGTTGCCGTAAGGGTCGACGTAGACGTTGTAGCTGTCGACCGTCAGGCCCGCCGGCGGCGTCCAGGTGATGACGTTCGGCGCCGTGATGGTCGGCGCGAGGAAGCCCGTGACGGTCGTCGACGCGCTCTGCACGCTTTCTTCGAGCGACGGGTCGAGCAGCGTCGTGATGACGTAGATGCGATCGAGCTGCGTCGCGGTCTGCGCCTGCCAGTAGATCGCGTTGGGCGGCGCGAGGTTGATGTTGGCCTGGACGCAGGTGTATTTCGTGCCGGCGTTCACGACGATCGCGCCCGGCTGATAGTTCACCGTCGCGACCCAGGCCGGCACGACGTAGCCGCCCGTCGAGCCGGGCGCCGTCGGCGGCTGACTGACCGGCAGCGTCGTGACCGGCCGCAGGATCCACGTCGTCAGCGTGACGAAGACGAGCTCGCGCGGTGTGACGTTCGGGTCGGTCAGGGTGATGACGTTGCCGCTCTGGTTCCACTTCGGCAGTTGGCTCAGCGAATAGGGCGTCGGGATCTCGAGCAGGGCGCCGGGCATCGCATACCAGTTCGCCGACGGCGGCACGTCGTTCAGGTTCGCCGTGATGCAGTAGTAGTTGATGCCGCCGCTGACCACGATGTCGCCCGGCACGTAGTTGACGATCGCCGACCAGGCGCTCACGCCGGCGAGCGTGACGGGCACGCCGTTGTGAAAAAAGCGGAAGTAGCTCGAGCCCATCTCGATGAGCACCGAGAAGCCGGCCGTGCTCGAGACGAAGCGCATCAGGCGCGTGCCGGCGGTCGCCGTCTTCGCCGCCGCGACGAAGCGCAGCCCGGCCCGGTTCGACGCGCCGCCCTCGCGCCGCACGAAGAAGTTGTGACACGTGCGCAGGCCCGCGACGATCTTCGCGACGTCGGCCCGCGCGACAAGCACGGGCGCGATCTCGCCGGCCGAGAAGGTGCGCTGGATGATCGGGGTGCCCATCTACTGTCGCTTCCACGAGTCGACGTCGAACGGCCCGCTGTCGCGATCGTTGATCCAGCTCGCGTTGCCCTCGGGCGCCTGCTGCTGCTCCTGGCTCGCCGGCACTTCGGCGCTCTTGAAGACGTCGGTGAACTTCGCGAGGCAGAACTGCTGCCGCTTCTCGTCGCGTGAAAGCGAGGGCGCGAGCTCGGCGGCGAAGCGCCAGGCGAGGGCGTCGCGGAACATCGGATCGCCGAAGAAGGCCGGGCACGAGACGCGCGTCGTGAACTCGAGCACGAGCGGCACGTCGGTCGTCGTCGGGCTGTTGCAGAAGATCAGCGAGCCGAGCGTGTCGCTCCCGAGCCGGAACTCGATCGGCACCGGGTCGAAGCCGCGCCGCGCGTCGTTCTGCGGCACGATGCGCCGGGCCTTCAGAAACCGATTCGGCGCCCGGTAGCTGTATTGCCAGTCGGTGTTGACCGGCACGTCGGCCGTGCCGCCGACGAGCACGAGCGTCTCGTAGGCCGTCGCGAAGGGCCAGTCGAAGGCGCGCAGCGTCGCGTTGACGCACTCGAGCACGTGCTTGCGGGCCGTGACCGCTTCCTGCGTCTGGTCGGTCGCCAGGTTGTTGATGACCTTCGAGACGCCGATCCGGCTCAGCGCGATGTTGACCGCCTTGCGGGTGTAGAACTCGCACGCCTGGCCGCCGAGCAGCCCGTTGATGAGATGCGACGTGTCGCTCAGCACGGTCGTCAGATCGAGATCCGGCTCGCCCACGAGCGGCGCCGGCGGCACGACCGGGTTGAACGTCGACGGATCCGGCACTGGTCCCCAGGGCCCGTCGGCCGGCGCGTCCGCTTGCACCGGCGCGAAGACGCCATCGGGGCTGAAGCCGCCGTTGCCGAGCGTCGCGCTCCCGAAGAGCACGAGCATGTTGTAGTTGGTCAAGTTGACGTTGAGCAGCGCGCCGACCGAGATCGAGTCGATGCCGCCGCCCGTGATGCCCGTCGTGACGCTCGTGCCGTCGTAGCGGCTGCTCGTGTTCGTCGTGTGCGCGGCGTCGCGGTAGTAGCCGCCGGCGGCGTCGTCGCCCGTCGCGATCGCGAAGACCGGCCGCAGGCCGCTCGCCGGCGCGATGCTGATCGTGCGCGAGCCCGAGCCGTCGCCGGTCCACGAGAGGATCGCCATCACGCCCGGTTCGCCGACGGCGTTGTTGCCGTCGTGCCGGCGGAAGCACGAGTAGCAGAGGGTGAAGAAGCCGCCGAGCGCGTGCAGGTTCGCCTGCGACGTCAGCGTGCCGGCCGCGAGCGTGAGCGCGGCCGTGACCTTCGCGGCCGGGTCGAAGTGCGAGACCTCAGCGGCGCCGTTCTGCGGGCCCTTCAGCAGCCACGGGCCGACCGTCGTGCCGGCCCAGGTCTCGGGCGCGATGAAGACGAGCTCGGGGTTGAAGGTCGCGTTGACCAGCTTGTTGATGATCGTGGCGTCGGTGCTCTTGTAGTTCGCCTCGAAGTTGAGCAGGAACCGCCCGCCGGGATCGGCGATCGCGATGTAGTGATACGTGACGCCGGTCTGGTTGAACTGTGATTGCGCGCCGGTCAGCCGGATCCGGTAGCGCCACTGCTGCACGTCGGGCCCGCCGCCAGGGATGAACGTGCTGTCCTGGTCGACGTTCGGGATGTCGGTGCGCATGTTCTGCGCGCCCATCAGGTGCGGGCCCATCTGGACCGACGACCAGCGAGCGCCGCCCGTGTTTCCCGTGAGCGGCCGGATCAGCAGCCAGTGCACCGGCGCCACGAAGTTGAGATCCTGGGCCGTGCTGTTGCCCGCGTAGGTGCCGCTGAAGACCATGTAAGGCGAGTTGGGCGGGCTCAGCGAATCCTTCGCCCAGGGCGAGCGCGGATACGGCGCGTTGTGGATCCCCTTCCAGGCCGGGAAGGCGGGCGGCGTCGCCGGCAGATCGGCCGGCCGCTGATCCTCGAGGCGCAGCGCGACGGTGAGCTCGGCCTGCCCGAGCAGCCCGTAGATCTTGACCTGGTTCGCGTCGGCCGCCTTGACGAAGTGCAGCTTGCAGTTGGCCCAGGTCGGAAAGCCCGTCGTGCCGTCGACGGTGAAGAAGACCTCGTTGGGCCCCAGGCCGATCGTCTGGTCGATGGTCGCGGGCACGGTCGTCTTGCCGACGATCGAGAGTGCGCCGTCGGTGCCGGCGGCGCTCGAGGAATACATGCCGACTTCGACCGAGGCGCAGCCGAGCGCGCCGTCGCCGTTGATGACGAGATCGCTGTCGGTGTTGACCTCGAGGATGCTCGAGGGCGTCACGCTGTTGATTGACACGTTGACCGCTGTCGCCGTGCCGACGGTCGCCGGGTTCTGCAGCGGGATCGTGACGTCGCCCGGCCACGAGACGGCATCGTGCCCAGAGCCGAAGGTCGTCGGCCGCAGCAGCGCGATCTTCGTGCCGTGCATGAAGTCGGGCGACGTGAGGGTCTCGACGCCCGCGATGTTGGGCACGTCGGCGCCCATCCAGTCGTCGATGTCGAGATACATGCTGTTGGCGTTGCCGATCGCGTTGCCGAGACCGCTGCCGCGATGAAACGCTGGTTCAAAGCCGAGGCCGCCCTCGACGGTCGTGAAGTTGACCGTGCCGAAGAGCACGCCGTTGGCGAGGCCGCGCAGCACGCCGCCGCTGCCGCCGCTGCTGTAGGTGATCAGCCAGTCGATGCGATAGAAGCCATCCGTCGCGAGGGCGCTGCCGTCCCACACGACAAAATCGCCGATCGTTTGTTTGAAGCCGTAGACGCCGGCCTGCTTGCGGTAGATCGCGATCGACCAGTGCCCCGGCGTGCCGCTCGCGACGACGCGCGCCTGCAGGCCGACGTTGCCGCCGGCGGTCCCGTAGACTTCCCAGAACGCGACGTCCTGCGTGAGGTCGACCTGCCGGCAGCGCAGATACATGCGCTCCCACGACTTGAGCGGTTGATAGCCGACGTTGAATTTTGCGTTGGCCGACTCGGGCGCGGGCGAGACGACGCAGCCGCGCATCGCGAGGCCCATGCCGCCGGCGTGGCGCGAGGCGTCCCGTGACTGCGCCATCGTGAGGCCGCCGCCGAGACCGACCTCGCCCCAGGATCCGATCGTGCCGATCTCGAAGCCTTCAATCCAGCGGCGCTTCGGGATGTTGGCGATCGCCGGCGGCACGGCGACCGTCGGCGTGTCGGGCGCCTTGAAGACGAAGCGGCCGACCCAGTAATACGTGACCGTATCGCCGCCGATGCCCCAGGCGCCGCCCGAGTGCCGCGTGAACGTGGCGACGTCCTGCGGGTAGTTGTTCGTCGACGTCCACTCGGGCGACCAAACGTAGTTGACGAAGGGCGCGATCGGCGCGTCGGTCGTGCCTGACCACGAGCCGTTGAACGCGACCGCCGCGCCGCCGGGCAGCGCGGGGTTGTAGGGCGCGAACTGATAGCCCTGGGGAAACTGGGCCTGCAGCGCCGCGACCTGCGCGGCATCTCGCAGCACGATGTAGTAGGTGAGATAGCGAACCGTGTGCGAGTCGAAGATCGCCATGCCCTGCCCTTCGGTTTACCGGCTCACTGCCACTTCAAGACGATCGTGATCGCGAGCTGCAGCGGCGTGCCGGGCGCCGGCGGCCCGGTCGGCACGCTGCTCGAGCAGGCCAGCGAGACGCCGGCCGTGAACCGCGCGCACACGGCATAGTTGCCGCCGACGGTCGGCTGCATGTTCGCCGGCACGGTCGCCGCGCAGTCGGTGCCGGTGCCCGGCGCGGCCGTCGCGCTGCAGGTCGGCGTCAGCGCGCCCGCGACCGGGTTGCCGGCGCTGACGACGTTGCTGTTGTAAAGCGTGAAGGTCATGGTGCTGACCGTCGCCGGCGGCTCGACCATGTGCCACTGGGCCGAGGCGGTCTGCGTGAGGGTTTGCCCGGCGGCGCGCACCGGCGTCGCGATGAGTAGCGCGGCGGCGATCGCCAGGGCGAGCGTGAGCTTCGTGTGTCGCATGGTCGTCAGTCTCCTTGATCCTCGGCGCCGAGCGGGTCGAGGCCGGGCGGGTTGTCGATGTCGACCTCGGGGCCGGGCACCGTTTGCCCGCCGAGGCTTGCGGCTTTCCGCTCGCGGCGATCGCGCTCGAGCGCCTCGCCCGAGCTCGTGACGTGCTTCGGCGTGCGCGGGTGCACCTGCTGCATCCACTTCTCGGTGAAGTGATCGGGGTGCACGTCGAGGATGTCGCCGGCGCGCGTGTAACGGTCGTCGTAGTAGCCGTCTTGCGTCGCCATCACGCGGATCCGTTCGGTCGACGTCGGCGCGCTCGTCGACGGCACGCCGTCGATCGTCACGGGCTCGACTTCGCCGCCCTCGAGCACGAGCGCGGGGATCGGCTTCGCGGGGATCGGCGTCGCGACCGGCGTCGTCGGGGTGGCGGCCATTCCCGACGGTCGGGATGTCTTCTTGCCTGCGTCTTTCGCCATCGGTGAGCTCCTGGTGATCGTGTGACTGAAGAGCGAGGGCCGGTCTCCCAGAGGCCGGCCCTCGAGCGAAGTCTACGGGATGTAGTTCTTCGCGTAGGTCTGTGGCGGCGTGAGGCTGAAGAGCGAGTGCGTGGTCAGCCAGGCCGACAGCGTGACGGTCGCGGCGCCGCCCGTGGGCGTGAACCGCATGCCGAGGAACCGCTGCAGCGAGGGCGAGCCCTGGCCGAGCGGCACGAAGTGCAGCTTGCCGACCGCGAAGTCGGCCTGCACGCCCGTGAACGTGCCGTGCACGAGGATGCCGGCGGTCAGCGCGGCGTCGGTCGTGCTGATGATCTCGAGCAGCAGCGTCGTGAGTGACGCCGCCACGTCGATCGAAACCGCGAAGCCCATCGGCTCGCCGGTTCCGATGTCGCGCTTCGGCGGCGTGCCGAGCCCGCCGGGCAGCGACAGGTCGATCGAGTTGGTCGAGACCGCCGCCGCGACGACGGCCTGCGCGATGCTGATCTTCAGGAGCGTGTCGATATAAGCCATTCCCAGAACTCCTTGTGCAAAAGTGAACGATCGGACCTCGAGCAGCTCCGCGCGGTCTAGGGCACCGTCGCTTCGGTGTTGAGAAGCTGGTCGACGAGCCGGATCGGCACGTCACCAAACATCAGGATCCGCTTGCCGTCGAAGTTCTCGTAGGTCAGGCCGCCGCCGGTGCCGACCGACTCGCGCGCCTCTCGACGCAGCAGCCGGCGCATCGTGCGATTCATGTAGAAGACCGGCTTGCCGAGCCGGTTGGGCGGCGTCTCCACAGCCGTTTCCATGTTCTGAATGATCGTCTTGACGTTGAGCGCGTCGGTGTTCGTGACGTCGATGTTGCAGAGGCGCACGACGTAGCGCCAGTCTTTCAGCGCGATGCCCGGCTTCCACTGGAACCGCTCTTGAAAGACGCGCATCCTCGAGCCCGGCAGGCCTGCGGTGACTTCCGCCGTGACCTCGCCGAAGTCGTCGTGAATGAGGCCGGCCTTGCTGCCCTTCGGGAAGATCCCCGAGAAGGTTTCCTCGCCCCAGGACACAAGCCAGATCGAGGCGTTGACCGCGCCGGCGCCGCCGCACTTGATGACGTTGCTGCCGTTCGGGGCCGTGCTCGAGCTGTAGCGCGCCGACAGCCCGGTGAACTGCTCCGGGTTGATCGAGGCGTTGCCGTAGAACATGACGCGCGTGAACTCCTGATTCATCGCCTCGATGAACGCACGGGCCTCGCTGAGCCGGAAGCTCGCTTGGTTGCCGTTGAGCAGCAGCAGATCCTTGTCGACTTCCGACCAGGCCTCGAGGATGCCGCACTGCTCGTCGATCTGCGCGGTCTTCGACTTGCTCGGCGTGATGCCCTGGTTGAGTAGGCGCCAGGCGACCGTCGGCAGACCAGTGCGCACCGTCGTCCGGTGTCCGGTCGGCAGGTTGCCTTCGCGCCACACCATATCGGTGAGGATCTCGTTGCTCTGGTTCAGGAGCTCGACGATCGTCGGCACCTTGCCGTCAGGGTCGAGACGCTTGGCCCAGTCTTCGAGAGTGAGGTTGCCCGTTCCGAGTGCTGCCATTGAGTGACTCCCGCGAGGGCGTCAGATCCGATCAGGCCGTCGTCTTGCCGTAGAGCACTTCTTCGGCGGGCTTCTTCGCGGCCGTTCGGCCGCCGCCCGTGCCCCCGACGCCTGGCTGATCTTCCGCCATCAGTTTGCCGAGGTCCGCGAGAAAGCTCACGACCTCGAGGTTGTTGCCGTATCCCGATCGCACGAGAAGCTGCCGGAAGGCGTCGCCTCGTGGGCTGCCGGCGGGTCGGATCTTGTCGAGCGCCAGGCGCGAGAGGCGCTGCGTCTCGACGAGGTTGTCGCCGCCGTAGATCGGGTCTGCTTCGGTCTGCGTGCGAAAGGCCGTCGACTGCTCGACGAGCTGCTCGGCGTGCTCCTGCAGCTTCACCTGCGCTTCTTCGTTCGTCCAATCATTCGATCGGGCGATTTTCTCGATGACAGCGAGGTCGGTGGCCGCAAGAAAGTCCTTCGCGTCGGCCGGGATCTTCAGCTCGTATTTCGCCGGCGCTTTGGGCTCGACCTTCTGGTCGGCCGGTTTGGGCTCGGCGGCAGGCTTGGTCTCGGTCGGCTTCGTCTCGGTCGTCTCTCCTGGTTTGCTCTCGGCCGGCTTCGTCTCGACGGGCTTCGTCTCGACGGCGGGCTTCGTTTCGACCGCAGGGACCGAGGGCTTCGTGTCGATCACGGGCTCGGCTGCGGGCTTCGTGTCGCCGGCGGGTTTGGTGTCACCCTGACCGCCTGGCGTTGCGGCTGTCGTCATGTCTGCTCTCCTTCGAGATCGTCTTGCGTGACGCTCTTCGTGTGCGACGCCTCGGTCGCGCGGGCGTCACGACGCACGCGAGCGCGGGCTTCCCGTTCCATGAGCTGATAGAGCTCTTCGTCGACCGACACGAGCTCGGCGAGCAACTCGTGCCCGTAGTCTTGCCGGCCGGCCTTGTAGTGGATCTCGCTGTTCGGCGACCAGACCGATCGAAAGACGCCGGCCCTCGAGATGAGCTCCCACATGACCGCGCGCCCATACGGCAGCGCCATCACGGCCCGCAGGTTCGCGGCGAACTCGCGCGCCTTGTCGCGATCGCGTGACCGGGCCCGGTTGACCTGGCCGGCGTCGGCGGCGTTGCGGACCTGAGTCGGCTCAGCCATCACACGCGCGTTGCGCGCCCTTCGACGTTGTAGGTGCAGCCGGTGAAGGTGCCCGTCGTCGACATCGTGACGGTCGTGCCGGCCTTCGCGCGGATCCGCGTGACATAGCCCATGAAGGCGGCGGCCGTCGCGAGCGCGGTCTGCGTGCTGCCGTTCACGAGCTGGAAGACCTGAAAGGCCGTGCGCACGGCGCCGGTCTCGTCGGTGTAGACGACCTGCACGTTGATGTTGCCGCTGCCGAGCGTCGTGATGTTCAGGTTGGCCTCGAGCTCGTAGCTCGTGTCGATGCCGGGCACCTGGAAGGCGAAGACCGTCTGCGCGGCGGCGACGACGCCGGCGAAGCGGCCCTGGCCCGCGACGCCCGGCGGCAGGCCGAGCGAGCCGTCGCCGGCCAGCAGCGTGAAGCCGTCGTCGGCGACCGACAGCACGGGCCGGCCGGATTTGTCTCTGAGCACGACTTCAGGCATCGATCGACTCCTTCATGTGAGCGAGGCATCAGCGAAGTAGCTGCCCGAGAGATTCATCTCGGTCGTGTCGGTGAGGTCGGCGGTCGTGATGTTCACCATGCCCGTCGCGCCCGCTGCCGCGACTTTGTAGACTTCCCATCGCATCAGCGGCGACGACCAGAAGATCACGCTGCCGAGCTGCGCGACCGCGCCGGCCAGGTTGTTGAAGAAGCACACGGGCGCGCAGAACTGGTTGCCGACCGCATCAGGGATCCCGAGAAACGGCATCCCGAAGACGCGCACGTTGCCGGTGATCGTGCCCTTCGCGCTGAATTTGATCACGGCCGAGAGCGTCACGACGCGCCCGATGCGCGACCAGTAGCCGATCTGCTTCGTGTAGGTCTGCCCGCTCGTGCCGCCGGTGCCGCCGAGGATCGGCAGCCAGGTGCCCATGTCGCGGCCGAAGAAGTCGATGCCGCTCGCGCCGGGGTTGCTGCCGTCGTCGAGACCGATCGCGGGCCGGCCGCTGCGATCGCGCAGGATGATCTCTTGACTCATGGCTACTGTCCGCTCGGAATCGGCACGGGCGTCGGCGCGGCCGGGCTCGGGAACGCTGACGCACGCTGCGGTTGGCCGGCGCCCTCGACGAGCCGGCTCAGCGCCGTGTCGCCCGTGAGGCCGGTGTCGCTCGCGAGCTTGCCGGCGCGGGCCAGGTCGACGGCGCTCTTCGCGCCGGCCTGCGCCTGCATGGCCTGCTGCTCGCGCTGCAGGTCGGCGTTGGCGTCGTCGTTGCTCCGCACGATCTTCGG